TATTGAATCTTGCTACTAAGAAATCATAGATCCACGTAGCAGCTGAATAGATATCATCATTTTCATTACCAATATATGTAAGGTTATGAGCCTTACATACCATATCGATTACTTGACGATAAATATCACATCTTTGAGAATTGATCTCTGAACTGAATTCAGGAATACCTGATAACGATACTTTATAATTTTGCTCAATAACTTCTACAATATTAGTCATTGACATTGAATAGTTTCTATATTTATTATTCAATGCATCTTCTACTAGATCTTCTATCATTTCTGGTGTAAATCTGCATACTATACTAGCAGCTTCATTAGCAGATATGATAGAAAAATCTGAATTTTGTGATAAATTCATTTTATCTTCCTCCTATACTAATAAATTAATAAGTTGTTTTACCTAAACTTAAAAAGTATATCCAAGAGTATAGTAACTCTTGGATATATCTTGTTTACCTTATATTTGTTATAGAATCAAAATCTTCTTGAAGTTGTGATTTTTTAGGAGCATCTATATAATATGAATCAAAAACACTATTCGGTATAGTATATATACCAGAACTTTCACCATCATCATGAAGATGATTATGCTCGTACCAAGCTTTCCTAGTTCTAGGATCATTTCTAAGCATTTCATCAGCTCTTCTATTATCCTCATTTTGTTGATGATTCCACTCCTCGTAAGATATAGACTTGCATGAATCGAAGAATTGTTTCTGCTCAGCAGCAAATTCTGATTCATCCACAGCCATATCTCTAGAAATATTTGTAGTATCTTCTCCGAGTCCCATTTCTACAGTAATGTCTTCATCTGTAGATATAGTTCCTTTTTGAAGACCAAATCTTTCCATAAGATCTTTACCTTCATACCAAATATATAATGCTAGTAAGTATGAGAATATCTGGTCATCGTGAGCATTAGAAGCGTGCTCAATTCTACCATTTTTCTTAACCTCTAACGTACAAAGTTCATTATATATTATAGGCGATATGAATTTAGCTTTATGATTATCCATTCTATCTCTAAGAATTCCCATCAGTAATTCTCGAGATGCTTTTGTTTCATCAAAACCGTATACTTTAACTTTTTTAGTTATCTTCTGTATAGACATACCTTGAGCTCTTTCTTCTAACGTACGGTCTTTTATTTCATAATACAGATTACGCTTAATTTTAGTTTTAATGAGCTGTGATAATACACTAGCTCCGAAACCCGTACATTTCAATCTATTCGCAACATAGATTGCATGGTCATTTCCATGTCACTTCCATTACAGAACGTGCGTAGATCATGTGTCATTCCTAAAAAATAATTTAGGACCAGTATTTTTCTTCCTCCATTAGCTTGAGGTTCTACTCCCTCGTCAAGGGATGATCGTTGAACGTATATCTCACCTCCTTTCTATATAATAATATATGAGATATTTCGCTGCTACACGTAGGCTTGTTGATAAGAACTTAGGATTTAACCTTATTCTCATCCAGACAACTTTTTTCTGCTTTCGCAACCATCACGCTCATCCTTACGGATCACGTTGTGGTGTGTCTGGTTCTTGACCTATAAGTCGTAGCAATTAACTCTGTTGAAACTTAACAATTACTCGTTAAGCTGCGATTTGCTGAATAGCTTCGCCATTACGCTCTATATTAACTATAGCATTCGGTATATACTTAGTTACCAATTCATATATAACTTTAGCTAAATCTGTAGTCGATATATAGTTACAGTTTAGACATGCAACTGTTTCTGTTGTTCTGGAGTCTACTACAGTTATAGCAGAAGCATCCTTACTATAACCTCCAGAAACGTCGACTCCTACTAATGGTGGCCAGTTTACACTTTCGGCCATCATAGGTTTATATATATCAAGGAAGTAGTAATTTCCCAATGCAACTTGCGTTACAGGTTCTTTAATAAGAGATTGTACTGTATCCAGATCTTGTTTTGTAAATGGAGAGTTGTCTGAACTATTTGACCATTCGAGTAAAACTTCTCGTCTGATCGCAGGCCAGTTCTTCTTCATATCAATACAGATCTGTCTAAAGTATTCTTCTCCAGACCCAAGTTGTTTATAAGTAAATCTCATATAGAAGAAACTACTATCTGTATTAGTATTCTTTAATTCTTGGAGTTTTTCTAAGCTCCAATCGTAATATTGCTCATTAAATGGTATAGCTGCATTTTTAGTTTCAAATGCATCCATTCCTTCATCAGTAGTCATATCACCAGGAGTTGTGGTAATAAGAATACCATAAGGAGCACCATTTCGTTTAGCATTCTTAGATGCTGTTGAGAATGCAGGTGTTGCTGCAGAATAGATGATAGAGTTATGTAAAATAAATGCATACTCATCATACCAGTGTATAGGCATAGTACAACCACGACCGATACTGTTAGCATTAGCTTTATTCCTAGCACCTGGTTTAGTAGAAATTTTATTTGAGTTAAATGGGTTCTTGATAGATTCTACGTTTTCTGATAACTTCATAGGTTTACCATCTTTACCTGGAACTTCATCAAATCTTAGATATCTAGGTAACGCAGATCGTATCTCTTTAATTCTAGCCAAGTTCAATTTAGAGTCATCATGTTTCTTGTTCATAAACATCATTTCTGAGTTGGTAGTACCAAATAAGTATACCCATAAATACCAGCATAATGCCGATACAGTTTTACCATGCTGACGAGGTAACTCTAAAAACATATTCCAGTTTAATATGAAACCGAAGTTTAATGCAAGATTACCTCTATGAAGTTTATATCTTACACCCCCACCTACGGTATTACCTTGGTCTGGGATAAGAATTACCTCTCTTATGAAATACCAGAAATTAACCATACACTCTCTTAATATTTTAGCTTTCATAACTTCATTAAGAGTAGGATCCCTAGGATTAACTCCGGCTAAGTCTCTATCATATAAAATAAGAAAGAATTTATTATTCTTTATTCCTTTAGCTTTCAAAAAATAATGCATTTCAAGGAATGATTTATTACTGGTCTCCATCTGATAATACACAGAAACGGGACCTGATTGTTGTTGTTGAACAACCATAGTAAGTTCACCTCCAATCAATTACTTATATGTACTAGAATGGAGGGTTTATATCAAAAAATAAAAGAGGAAGGTACTTAAACCTTCCTCTTTTACTTATTCTGTAAATATGCTATCAATCACCTTACTTCTAGGAATAGCATGTTTCCTATATAAATAGAATGATAATTTTGACGCTATGAAATTTGACACTGCAATCACTATTATAGATATTAATAAATATAATATAATTGTAGATACTGGCGTGAATTCAATATCTGCTGCAGCAGATATAAGACACATTATTATTCCAGCTCCTGTCATGAATTGTGCAAATTTCGCAATCATATAATATACTACAATTTTAATATCGTTAAATCTTTTTCTTCTCTGTTTTTCTGTCATTACTTTTCTCATCTGTATTTTTCTCCTTATTAGTTAAAAATTATTACATTACAGTAATGCTTTTTAAGCATTACCTTCTAACAAGATTGGCGGTCTTACAATCGCAACCTCTCTTTCTTGCAGAGCAGTTTAGTGCTGCTCTGCAAAATTTTTGATGAATTCATATACTGTTGAAAGGTATAACTTAATAACTTTCAACATTGCTTTTGCATGATCAACATCTTTGTCTTTGATGTAATCATATACAAAACTTACTGCTTTTCGATCTGTGTCATCAGCATACTCAGATTTATTCATAGCATCTAATGCTTCTACTAATGTCTTGCCAAATAAGTCATTACTTGTTCCTATCAAATCGTTAATGCAGGATACTGCTAAATAATATGATGATCTCATATCGTCAGAATAATCTGGCATTACTGCATCAGCATTTGATGCTGACAATTCACAAAGAGCTTTAACAAATTTTTTCTGATTATCTTCATCAAGAGAAGTTAAAGCTTCACACTGCACCATCATAGCACCAAGTTCTACAGATGTAGCTACATCCTGCACAACACTTTTTAATTCTGTCTCAGTTACATAATTTTCATTATTTGTATTTGTCATTTCTTTTTCCTCGTCTTTCTCATTTTTATTATTGTACATTTCATTCATCTGTTCCATAAGAGTACCCATAGTTCTAATGAAAGATTTAATTTCTTTAAATTCTTCGCCGCATTTTAATAACTCAACGTACCCAAAGAACTGTGAGAAAATATCGTAATCTTTATTACTACATCTTCTCAATAAATTTCGTTCTACGATATCCATAGTACCATAGAATTCTTCCTGATTTTCAATTTCGCTAAGATTCTTCATTAATATAATAGCATCTTCAAATCCATTTCCAAGAGTGATTCTTTCACTCTCTAAAACTCTTTTTGAGAAACGTCTAAGTGTTTCCTCATCACTGTTTCTTGAAATCCATACTCTTTCGATAATTTCCATTGTTCTCATAATAATCCTCTTTTCTCCTATTTACGCATAGGTGCTTTGATATATTTTTCTTTGAATTATGTAATATAGTAGATATTATTATACTATATTCACTATAATAATATGCTATTGAAATAGAGGACTTTTACAAAAAAGAAAACGGAGTATGGTTAACCATACTCCGTGTTTTATTATTAATCTTCATCATCAGACATTACTGGTGGTTCTGTAAATACAAACGGTCTAATTGGACCTTCTACCTCCTTATCGTCTACAAGATTAGATTCTACTGGTTCCATACTCATATACATCTGTGGTTTAGTCATATAGAATAAATCCATTACAGATGGATCACTCTTCATAAACGATAATGGGTAGAATAATAACTTATTGATATCTTTATACATAAGAGATATAGTGATACTCTTATTATCTTTCAAAGCCTCGTTTAGAGTTATCATTCTATAAGTAGCATTTCGATACTGCCATTCAGGTTCAATCAAATTACTCTCATATGATTTACACTGATGAGATAAGATAATCTCAAGATGAATAGCATCAATATTCAATCCACCTTCGATGATAGTATCAACAAGAGCCTGAGTGATAGCATCTTTAGTAACAAGGCGTCTTACCTCCGCATTCTTATTAAGAATATTTTTAATCTTCTCTAATGTACGACCAAGTTCATTATTTACAACTTCAATATAGAAAAGATTTTTATCTTTTAAAGAATCTAAATCCAAGATATATAATCCATCACTATCAGGAGTCTTCTTATTGATAATAGAATTTAGTTCAGGACTAAGATATAAACTATCCTCGTCAGATGTACTTATATAATACTCATTACCTTTAGGATCAATGATAGTACATCCTGTAACGTACGTATTGAATGCTAATGTCGGATCAATATCATCTTCTAATTCTTCATCATCTTCCATAGGATCAAGTATTATCTTAAACTTCTTATAAGAAGTATCATCTTTAAGTTTGATCATACTATAATTTATCTCGAAAAATGTATAGAAATTTTCATTCCACATTAACTTCTTGATATTTGTTTCAAGAAGATGTTTTGCTGATAATAATCGTTGTGTTAATAATGATGATAATAATTCGGCAGCAATCTTTCCAATATTAATATCGTTATTTGTATGAGATAAACCACCATAGCATCTATAACAAATACCATGACCTCTAGATCTAGATGCACATGTAATTGGACTTCTGAACAATAATGTTTTTCCCACAAGATCGATATTGTCTTTGATAGGTTCTAAAGACATTTGATATTCAACCCCATCTGGAGTAAATCTATACCAACGTCCTTTATACATAGACAAAGTCTTTGCATCTTTGATTGTAACTTGAACAAAGTGTTTAGAATCACATACATGATGAGGATCTGGATGTAATCGATCATCCATATTATTCAATCCAAGAATACGAGCAAATGCTCCAGATGTACCAACGTTTTGATGAGATAATACCTGAGCAATTCTGGCTTTATCTGCATCAATAGCATACAGTGCTGGATCTGATATGCCCCTGTTAGCATAGTTACCATTAATCATTAATGGATATACACCGCCATTGCCATCTGGTACAGTACCAATATTAAACTGGAATTCACGATACTGTTTAATATTGATTCCTTCTTTAGCTTTGAAGTACGGAATAGCCCAGTGTTTTCCTGAATCGAGAATATGCTGAACACCTCGTTTAGTGATTTTCATCCCAGTATCTTTTACATCTTCGATAGGAATATTAGATAAATCACAGTGGATACAATCATAAAAATCTTTATTGTTCAGCATAAGTTCAATAGTATCCTCATTGTTTGATGTATTGTACAAGAACAATGAGAATTTATCAATAAACTGAAACTTATACATTACATCATCAATCATATTATTGATCTGCATATTAGTATAATTCTGTCTATTGAGTTTTAGGAACGTACTGTTGATATAATCAGCAATACTATCCTGAGTGATATCTTCATAATACCAAAGATATCTAGAATCGATTGGGTGATTACTTGATACAGGTAATCCCCAGAATAATAAGTTAAACCAATAGTCAAATACTGACAGTTTAACTGTTTCTCCATCTGTGAATGTAACTAATATAACAGATGTTTGGATTTGATCTGTTTCTATCCCATCTTTAAACAGATCAAGTAACTGATAGAAATGTAAATTCAATATATCCATATCAGTAAATATTGAAGTATTGATACACTGAACACCTGTGTTTATTAGTTCAGTATAACAACTGTATTGCGGCAGTGGGACTAGACGTTCCACTGCCATCTTTTCATTAAAAGATACTCTTTGATTCATTTGGCATGAACCTCCTTTAAGTTTGATCAATATAATAATATATTTTTATTATTCTGTTTTGGTATGATTAGAAAAAGATACGCACGTTACCCATTACAGGTAACGTGCGCAGCTGCTTTGTTTTTAACCTAACCTTTCATTTCCACCGAATCTCATAAAGTTCTTTGGTAAAGCTGATTTCTTACCATGAAGATATTCAGCCTGAGCCTGTTTAGCAACCTTCTGTCCTTTATGACCATATTTTTTCATGATCTTTGCAACAAGATCACGTTTCTGCATTCTGTTTTTAACAAGCTTATCATATAATGGATCTTTGTTTTCTTTTGCAAGTAACAGAGCACCCATTTTTGTACGTCTTGTAAGGTCATCCTGTTTGTTAAGTCTAACAAGAGTTTTCTTAGACATTTTACCTTCCTGAACGAGCTGTTCACCAACACCGCCAGCTTCACAGAACTCTTTAATCTTATCCTGAGGCAGATGTGCAATTTCATCTGCGATCATAACCTGCTCAAGTAATGTAGGATCGTTAAACTCTTCTTTGATTAAATCATTGGAGTTAGATCCAGGTACGATTGAATCGAATAACATGTTATTGTCCTCCTTTTATATAATTGATCTTATAATTTTCTAAGATATTACTTACATGTTATTCGTAGTAAAACCATACTTTTAAAAAATAATAATGTCTAGAACTTATTAATAAAAGAACGTAATTGTACGTAAAATGGAGGAATTAGAATGGTTGAGTACAAAATGTATGAAGATGAAATGGTTAGAGTTATACAGAGATTAAAACCTCAAATGGTAAGAGAAGATATAAGAAAAGCAGTTCAATATTCAATAAATAAAAGATATAAAGAGAATAAATGTATAGTTGATAATAACTATACGAAAACTCATACTGATAGTACATTATTAGAGATGGCACAATGGATAAATTCAAGAGAGCCTATATGTACTGCATATGGAGTTATGTTTAAAAAACATGGAGCAGAACCCCATCCATTAATTGAATTAATTAGATCCTTTATGGAAGGTAGAGACATAGATAAAGCTAAAATGTTCGAATATCTTGAAGCTCATGATTATATAAATGCTGCTAAATATAATCTAAAACAATTGCTTAAATAGTTAGGCAGGTTACATGGTGACATGTAGCAAAAAGCATTCCGTGAATTGCTGGGAAGGTGTAAAGCCTCAGGGACCACAACGTGACTGGTAACAGTGAGCGTGATGGTTGTCGAAAGACAGAAAAAACTCCTGAGGATGGCATATGCTGAGAAAAAGCCATATATTTATGGTGCTAAGTGCCTGCTCGTGAAATTACCAATCAGCAGCTTTATTTAAAAAATATTATATAAACTTTTTAGTAGTACGTTAATGAAAGGAGCTGTGTATATGTATTCAAAAATAAAACCTTTTGTAATTATGGACAGTGTACAATATATAGAAAATGAGAAGTGGTTACCAGTATTTGATCCTGAATATAGTATTAAACCGTATTATATAATTAGCAACTACGGTAGGATTTTCAGTACATCTAGGGGGCAAGGAAAATTAATGTCTCCAGTTATGAATGAAGATGGATATCTTAGAATACAACTTAGTTTAAATAATGGAACTAAAAGATATTTTCAACTACACAGACTTGTATTATATACTTTTAATTATATACCAGGTTGCGAGAAACTCCAAGTTAATCATAAAGATACAATTAAAACTCATAATTGGGTATATAATCTAGAATGGGTTACTTGTAGAGAGAATATTTTACATGCTATTGCTTCAGGAGTATTTGCACAATTAGGAGAATCAAATGCTAATTGTAATACAACGGATGAGCAAGTTCATAAAGTATGTCAAATGTGGATAGAAGGTTATTCTATAAACGATATAGCAGAGTCAGTAAATATATCTATTTCAAATGTAAGTAATATAGTATCTGGTTCTAGCAGAAAATATATAACCAGTGAATATAATTTGCAAAAAAGACAAGAAAATAGATTAACAGAAAATGAAGTTCATGCAGTATGTAAATTTATTCAAGATAACAAATACAATTATAAACTGATGAAAGATCTAGACCAGGCGGCAGCTATATCTATAGGAAAAACTGATAAAAATACAATAACAGCAATTTCTCATGTTCGGAATAGAGATACGTATACAAAAATTTCAAATAATTATAGTTTTTAAATGGAGTTCAACGACTATCCCATATGGATCTTGAAATAGATCAACAGGAGTAGGGCCAAGCGGTGGGCGAAAATCCCTTAAATCGAAGTGCGGAACATCTCATAATTAGAGATGAAGATATAGTCTAGTCTTTAGAGAAACACTAAAGAAACGAAAGTTTACTTGAGAGTAGCGACCTCAGGTTAATATAAACGTGACAAACGAGATGCAAACAGTATTTATGGGTGTCTTGGTAATGCAGCTTGTGTGTTGTATAATTTATATGTAGCTGCATCAATTACAGCTCAAGGAAGATCAGTTATATCAACGGCAACAATGTTCTTTGAAAGTTTTATGGCAAACAATGTAAAATTTGGTTCATTGGAAGATGTATTACATTTCATTGATTGTGTATGCTCAGAGAAAAACACAAGAGTATTTAATGATGCGAATGTATTAGATTTTAATGTATCAGCAGATATGTGTTTTGCTAAAATTATGAGAACTTGCGGAGATTGGAGAAAAGGTAGAATTAAATGGGTTCCATCATATGAAGACGCAAAGCTTATTTATTCTACAATAAGCTCATTAAATCAAGAAGATTTGAATAGATTATTTTATAAGAATAATCTATATGCATTTCTTGAAAATAGATCAATCATGAATGGTATTAAATATATTCTCAAATCATTAAAAGAACCATATTTATCTCCAAATAAAGTTCCAGATGAGATTAAAGTAGAATTAGATACTTTGCAGGATTTATTTAGAGAATATGTATATTATCCTCATATGTATATTGATAGGATTGATAGATGCAATAATATGATCAAAGATGTATGTGTTATTTCAGATACAGATAGTACGATTGTAAGTTTCGATGCATTTTATCATTTCGTATTAGATAGATTAATTGGAGAAGATATTTATATATCTACATTAGAAGCTGATCTTGAGAAAGATAAATATATACAAGTTACACCTAAGAAAGAATTAAGATATGACTTTATAAACGATGAAATTGTAGAAAGAGACTCTATGATTAGACCGTTTGTTATATCTAGACAGAATAATCTTAGATTTAGTATTATCAATATCATTGCATATATTAGTGGTAATTTGTGTAATGAATATGTGGAATTATATACTAAGTGCAACCATTCTTACAAAGAAGGTAAAAAATGCTTATTATATTTAAAGAATGAGTTCTTGTTTAGTAGAGCATTATTGACAAATAATAAAAAGAATTATGCTACAAATCAAGAACTTAAAGAAGGAGTTGTTCTTGAACAGAATATAGACAGAGCTTTAGATATTAAAGGTCTTCCTATAAATAAATCCACATTAAACGAATCTGCGAAAGAAGCATTACAGAAGATTTTGTATGAAGATGTATTAACTGCAGATAGAATTAATCAAACTAGAATTATAGAGAAGATCGCTATACTGGAAAAACAGATAGAAGAATCTCTTAGAAATGGAGAGAAGAAATTCTATAAACCATTAGCAATTAAAGCTATGTCTAGCTACGAAGACCCAATGAGAATTCAAGGCATTAAAGCATCTATTGTATGGAATAAAGTAAGAGGAGATCAATTAGAAGCAATTGATTTAGATGCAAGAAATACAATAGGTGTGGTTAAAGTAAATATCAATCCGTCAAATATAAGTGCAATAGAACATACTTATCCAGAGGTATATAATAGATTTGTACAATTATTTATGGATAATACTTTCTTTAGAAGTGGTAAAAAAGAAATAACTACATTAGCTATACCTGTAAATGTGGATACTCCACAATGGGTGAGAGAGTTTATCGACTATAGAACAATTATAAATGATAGTATAACAAACTTCCCATTTGAATCTGTAGGTATAACAAGATTAGGTTCAGGAGATATTAATTACAGTACAATAATGAAAATATAAAAAATTATAGAGATAGTGGAAAAATCCACTATCTCTATTTAATATATTTCTTTACCTAACATTCATGAATTTCATGAATGTTAGGGAGGTATATGAGAATGGCTTATTTAGGGACTCACCCAATAATAACATACGCTACTCAATCATTTTCTGGTACTAGTTCAGGTACAGTAATATATCCAAATTCACTTAGTGTCGTATATCAGGTTGGCGATCATGGAGCAACAATAGATCGCGATTATGATAGGATTTATCTAGACAAAGATAGTCCAAGTATATCTAAATTATGGATGGTGGACATTAATTTTTATTCTTTTCCGCTTGGGCTGCAATATATATCTCTTATTGGAAATGAGATGTTGACATCAGAAATATCAGGCTCTGCAATGTATAGATACCAAGATGCTAAGAATAAATATGCTGATACTCATTTCCAATTTATAGGATCATTTAAATTTTTAACCAGATTTACATTTTACGGAAATACTTCGCAGACTAATGCTCGTATAATGATACGAAGATTATAATAAAAAATAAACAGGGTGAGGTTTTATCCTCACCCTGTTTATTTAATTATTATGATTCTGTAATAGAACGTACATCCCTTACTGAATATGTCACCGAAGAAGAGGACGTATCATCAGATGTGTCTAAAGTAAAAGTATCATCAAATATTTCAATTATTCGTCCTTTTATATTATATGGCCCTACGCAAATAATATCATCTAATACATATTCATTCAGACCAGATACGATAGCATCGTATTCCTGTGAATCTATGGATTCTATATATCTCCAGCTATTGTATTTATTTATAGAAATATCATTTCTATCAAATATATAATCTAACGCATTATCGAGATTTGTAGTGATTAGTCTTTTGTGATATTTTTCAGATACATCTAAGGTAAAAACTGGATTATTTTCATCTGAATTATCAATACTAACAATAGGGGCAAATCTGACAATATTTCCTTTTTCTCTATCATACCATGGCAATGGAATTTTGTTCCCAATTTTAAATTCTAAATAAGGTACTAAGCATTTGGTATCTGGGCTTCTAACAATCTTTACACTAATCTTAACTCGTTTTTCAATACTAATCATAATTTTATTCTCCTTTATATTATAATAATATTTTTATTCATTTGTATAATATATAATCATCGGGAACATTATGGTAATTTTAAATAAGGAGGAAAACAGAATGGCAGAAATATATATAAGAGCTGATAAGAAGACAAGAGTTGTAACTTTTGTACATAGAAGACCTTTTGATCCTGTACATGGGCTTGGAGAAACTAGAGAAAACCTTTTAAAAACAGGTTTTTTTGTGGATGAATATCCTGAACCAGAAACTACTATCGGTAAAAGAGCTATAGCTTACTACGATCATGAACGTAAGAAAGTGTATTACGAATATGAAGTTGTTCCTTTTACGGAAAAGAAAAGAATAGATATATTAGAAGATGCATTGAATAATTTGCTTTTCTCAAATACATTTGCTGCACCTACAATGGCCTTGTTTTCAGTTCCAGAAGAAGAGGATGGTGAACAACCAATGATGAACGGTTTGGCTAAATATTTGGCAACTCAAATATATCAGATGAAGTTGGATAAAGAAAAAACTATTAATACTTATCCAGAACTTGCAGAAGATATTGAAAAAATTCTTGATGAATATGAAACTATTCCGATCGTGCAATCCGAAGAATAATAAAAAGGAGCTAGTGCTTAATGCACTAGCTCTATATTTTTCTTACAACTAATTTTCTTTCATCATCATATTTACTCATAACCTTGCAAGAATTTTTCATTAGTAATCCTGTAGACGTGAAATAAAATTCTACACCGCCAATTATGCAAGCGCTAATTCTATTATTAAAAATCCACATATTCTGTATCTCACCGTTACCATAAAACATAACACGTCCTTTGTTATCTATTACGGTATATATTACTTGATCATTAATTTTAAGATCATTAGAAATATCTACTATATTACTATCATTAACTGTATGAAGAATATAATTTTTATCAATAGTATAAGTATATTCTCCTGGCATTATATCAAATAGTGTCATAAATTCATCTAGAATCATCCACTCTGATATTAGATTTAAATCTTTTCCTCTGTGAGTTATCATAAGTTGCATAATATTATCATCATTCATCAAAATTATTTCTAATTTTACAGGGCCGAACTTTGTCTTATAATA